AGATTTTTTCTACGTCACGCTTCTTAATGTTGGCGTAGAACTTGTCATCTCTTTCAAACAATACGCGAATCTTCGGGATAACTCGCTCAAGTTCGAGCGCAGCTACCTGAGATTCTACAACAGCCATTTCTTTAGAACTCCTAAGTCCACATTATCCGGAGGCCATTAATTACTCCTCCAGCATTGAGGACAAAGTTCGCAGGTGCAGTATCGAATCCGAGACTAGTATGGTCCACTTTACTTAATGGAATACCAGTATCAGCGCCTACACCTTTGAGTGTGATTGTCTGAGCGTTTCCTGCAGGTGGCACAATGGTAGCTCCTTTGACGGTGCTTCCACCCGTTGGGACTGTAATGGTATTATCACCTATTGACAACGAATGAATCGTTATCGATGCAGGTGTGCTAGCATTAGCAGCCGCAGGTAGAGTTTGACTACCATTCACGTCGCCACTATAACTAATGGTGGTTGTTCTAGTTGCGCTGGTTGGCATAAAAACTCTACCCCTCTGGAACTATTCTGAGTTAAGGAAATCCAGTGTGCTCATACCCTTTGGAATTTCACTCGCCTTGTTAATTTTGCCACCAGATTGTAGGGAACGTGGCTTTCCAGGTGCAATTGGACCCCTTCTTTCAGAGGTCGATGTTTCTTCATCGTCCCTAACACGTTTGCCAATACCACGCAAAGCTTCGTTACGGGCCTTTTTAATGACTGCAGGCAGCAGTGTTTTAGCTTTGCTGACATAGGCACTTCTGATTCTATCGGTAGACTCACGGGTAAAGCCCTCATGAAAAGCTCGTTCCCAGAGTTTATCGACAAGACTCTTAAATCGGGAATCTTGATTAATAAGATTATCCAGAGTATCCATCGCATCACGAGAGGCATTCTTCTTTACGTAATCAGTCATCGAACTCTTTGGGTCGATGTGAGCCTCAATCGTATTACGAAGTGTATTATTTACGCGAGTATTCAAATCTCCACGAGAATTTTCAAAGGCTTGTCTTGTGAAATTCTGTTCTCGTTCCGTGATTTGTTTTTCGCGAGTATTATCTTCAGGTTTAGACTCCCTAGCAAGATTTGTAGGAGGCTTGAACTCAGAAGTTCCAAAAACAAACTGTTGGACAATGTGAGCCGCTTTCTTTAGCTCCTCATTCCCTACACGATTAGCTTCTTGGACCATTGAATAAATAGTATGTTTCGCAACATTGCCGAGAACATGGTAATAAGCCTGCTCATCGACTCTTGCCAATGTTGGAAGATAATCATCAACAATCTTATGAAAAGCATTCTTGTCTTGTTCCATTACAGATTTCAGAATCTTTTCAGTTGAACCCGACATGACATCGCGTTCAAAATTATCAAGAATTTGACTCTTTTCAGAGGACATTTTTGCTTCATCAATAGTTGGAAATACTTCAGTGAATTGCTGTTCACGATAGTATGCCTTCTCAAGATATGGAAACTTCTTGAAAAGGTCAGGATATGCTTTAAGAATCTCACGCCTACGAACAGGCGTAACTAGTTCAAGTTGTTCTTCAGAAGGTTCTTCTAATTCTTCTTCTAGTTCTTTTAATTCATCTACTTCTGGTTCTTCTTCCTCCTCTACTTCTGTTTCTCCTTTAGTAGTAGTCTTAGGAGGTGTTTTATCATCCTCCTTTGTTTTCGTATCCTTTCCCTTTTTCTCGGTTCCTTCCAAGGGTATAACATCATCTTCCGGTTCATCATCTGAACCGAGAAACTCAATCATATCCTCTTTATTACCATCAGCAGGTAGAACTGTAGAACTACCACCACCTGCACCTGGACCTTCAGATTTAGTGAACAGCTGTAGATGATTCTTTAACATCAGATTCTCCAGTTATGGGTGCTTCCTTTGTTTTTGTCGTATCTGGCTTTTTGCCGGGTGCAGCACCTTGCGACTCAGCTTGAGCTTGTTGTTGTCCCTGCATCTGTAGAAGCTGATGAATAGAAGCTCCATATAGAAGGACATTTCGATAACCATCTGCATTATTAATCTTGGCATCTCTGCCAGCTTCACTAATAACCCACTTACGAACTATTTCAAATGAGATTTGAGGATTACCATAAATTTCGTCAAACTGAACAGAAGATTGTTCAGGCTGAACAGTAGGGTCAGGACTTGGCAAAGGAGTAGAATTCAATAGTGATTTAATATCATCGTAAGTTGCTTCAACATCATCTTCACCAGGAACAAAGAAGTCTGTAAGACCAATATGTTCCTTTAGGAGTGGAAGATTTTCAGGAGCACCTAGCATAGCAAGAATCTCTGGATTCCCACCCTGCATAAGTTGCATTAGCACATCTTTCTGCTGTCCCCATGTTAATGGAAGATTCTCATTAGCTTCCAATTCAACACGGCCAATCTTTCCTTCTAGTTCTGCCTTACGAATAAAGACGTTGACGAAATTACCATTTCTATCTAGTTGAACTTCCTTATCATCTCCCTCACCTTTAGTAATATCAATATACATTGGAATTGCTTTACCAAAGATTTGTTTCCACCAAATAGTAAGCATTTTCCAAACATTCTGGAGTCGCTGAAGTGCCTGTGCGCGACTCATACTATATTGAGAAGCAGTCTCAGAACCTTCAATTGCACCACCAAACAATGATGGTAGAGCACCAGATACTAATTGACCAAGAGATTGAATATTCTGAACAAATGGCATAGTTTCTTGAGACATTGTGGCAGTCTTAATTTCATAGAATGCTTCACTTAATGACTTTCCAGTCTTAGGAGTAGCTTCATATACACCGCCAGGAATTGATTCCATCTGGCGATAAGCATTAAAATTCAATACAGCAGGGTCAGCAAAAGTCTGACCAATACCATGCTCAATAGTCTGAATAATTAGTGAAATCAAATCATTCATTATCTCCTGAATACTGACGAGCAAGAGTCCAAGAGGGTCATGATGTAGATAATCAGAAAGAGGATTATGAGTGAGAGTCCAATGGTCGTCGAGATTTTCGTTTTCCGCTTCTCCAAATTCATCATTCACCAATACTACTCTGGCGCCATCTGGATACTTTTTTCTTAGTTTATCAACATCATTCTTATCTTTAAGAATATTAAATGAGGCTGGACGTAGCCACGCGTTTCTAATAGTTACAGCATTAATAGGATATTCACCTTGATATTGTGGACTTAATCTACCCCACTGTTCATATGGGTCTTTAGGTCCAAGTTCAGTAGAAATTCTCATATCTAATTTCTTACTATGTAAATGCTCAAATTTCTCAAGAGCATTTGCATAGTGAGTCTCGTAAGAGAAAATCAGATATGGAATATCACTCTGTTTCATAGCATAATTAGGAATCTTAACGTAAAGTCCACCATATGCCTCAAGACAAACGCGAGACTTAGGTTCTTTAGTAACTCCAATCAATCTAGTTACAATTAATTTTTCTTGACTTAGTAATGGCATTACCTGTTGCATACAAGATGGACACAAATCTACATTTGCGCCATGTTCAGAAATTAAATCCTGAATTGTAACATCATCCTGACCAGGATTGAACTTATCTCTTTCCTGTTGTAATTGCTGTTTAATTTGCTCCTGCATTTGCAACATTTGAGGAGTCATTAATTGGTCATCCATTTGGAAACCACATTCTGGACAAGTAGTATATTGATGTAGTTCTTCTTCACTCTGTTCAGTTTTCTTCTCGTAAGTTCCAAATTCTTCATCACATCTAGTATAGGAATAGCACGCTACCATTCCTTCAGTGCAAAAAATGAAAAGAGCGTGAAGCCAAAGTAGAATAACGTCATTATGGCGATAAACCAATTGGGCAATCTTATCTCCTGTTTTTGCAGTCGATACATCCAACGGATTATCAGCATCATCAGGATAGCATTTAACAGGAGGAACAGTAATGCTGAGAGCAGCAATAATACTTTCAAGATATGCTCTAAAAATATTGATAGGTTTATCATAATAAGATTGGTCTGAATTTGAGTCAGAAGTTTCTTCATTCCAAATACGCCAATCATGTGCTACTTCAGAATACCAAGCCTTCTGGAATCCTTCCCAGAATAGTTTGAGTCTACGCCATGTGCGAATTTGACGTTCGCGCACAGCAGTATCTTCTTTATCAAAGTGCGTTACGACCTCTTTTAAAAGTCGCTGAATTTCTTCGTCAGGTCGTAACGGATTTTCTTTAGGCATTTAATACATCACAGGAAAATTAAGTCCAGGTGGTTGCTGATTCTGTCTAATAGGACCATTTGGACCCTGTATTTGCATATTAGGATTCATGAATGGATTCCACAATCCCCCACCCATTCCCCCACCTTGTTGTCCACCCATAGAAGAAGGAGGAGACATAGGTGATGGAGCATTAGGAGTAATAGGTTGAGGATTCATTGGCATTGGAGTTCCACCTTGCATTGGACTCATATTACTTGGACCAGTATTAATAGGACCACCGGGAGTAGGTCCTCCAAATTGAACTTTATTAAAAGGATTATTAGGCATTCCAGCAGTAGGATTAGTCCCCGGCTTACTTTTAGGACCAAACTTCTTACCCATTCCTTTACCTAGTGCGCCAGCTAATGCACCAAATCCACCTTGCTGATTTGGCTGACCACCCATCATTCCACCCATATTATTTCCCATATTAGCAAGACCAGCTTGCATATTAGGATTATTGAACATCCCACCCATGAAACCAGATGAAGGTCCAATATTCATTACATTACTCCAAATAACTTTCTGAACCTATTGGATGGACCAGAATCAATAGTATTTGCAGCTCTAGTTTTTTTCTGATTAGGTGTAGCTTTAGGATTATCCTTCCTCTTTTTAGAGCGAGGATAGTAGTCCTGATTATCTTTTGGACCACCACTAAAACTACCTTTTCCGCCAAATTGTTTACCAGCCATTTATACTCCTAATCTTTTCTTGGCTGAATGAGATGGTCCGGTATCAAGTCCCTTTTGTTTTCTCTTATTCACAGTAGCATAGAAAACATTCTTAGCTTTCTTAGAGCCATATGTTTTCTTCATGCTAGACATTACTTCATCACCATGTCCACTAAAATATTTATTGATAGGCATTATTGACCCATGAAAGTGGGACCAGTATTAATTGGCCCAGGCTGTTTTCTCTTATTCATTGATGGTAATGCAATATCAGTAGCACCAGTTACAGGGTCAGAATAACCCGGTATATTCATTTTTTGCGCCCTATCACGTTCAGTTTGAAATGCTTCCATTTCTCTTGGACGCCAATTATATGGACTATTCCAAACACTATTCTGACCTATACCAGCAGGAACTTTTTCATCTGGGGCAAACAATGATGCCGCAGTTTTCCACCACGGTTGATTCTGAGTTTGCCGCACATGAGTAAGTTCATGCGCTATCGTTTGTTCCATATCAGTAGGACT